AGATCAAGATCACTCTCACTGTCCGGTTCGTTCTTGAGTGTCGTGATGTGTTGTTCTTTTTATCTTACTCATTGATGATTTTACATATATAAATTATTCAGTCCATACAGGTACTGAATCGATGATCGCCTTAGCCTCTGCTGACACAGGGATACATTCGGCAACCCCCTTCAAGCGTACTAATGGAACTATGCTTGGGAATTTACATTCATCAGGCTTGCTTGTCCCTCTTGTAACAAGCTCTCAACACTCGGATGCCCCCTCCCATCTTCGCATTCTTCTTGCTTGCAACAGTGTGCATGTACTGGTTGCATTACACTCGTCTTTCATATATCCTACATATACTCACGCAGATGCTGTGCGGACCAGTGTGAATTCAAGTCATTCGGTGTTCACCACTGACGAAAAACATTCTGACTTCTTGATGTATTCTACTCAATTGATTATGATAGTTGTAGTCATATTATTATTATTATTGTAATATATATAAAGTTCCCAACATTGGGACAGCTACCCACTTGCGTGCAGGTAGTTGTCCTTATGTTAATCTCACCATCAAGATCAATCTCAATATCACCATCAAGATCAAACTCAAGATCAATCTCAATCTCACCATCAAGATCACCCTCAACATCAAGATCAATCTCAATCTCACCATCAAGATCACCGTCAAGCTCAACATCACCCTCACCATCAAGATCACCGTCAAGCTCAATTTCAAGATCACCCTCACCCTCAACATCACTCTCACCGTCAAGCTCAATTTCAACCTCAAGATCAATCTCAATATCAATCTCAAGATCACCGTCAAGTTCACTCTCAAGTTCGTTCTCAAGTTCGTTCTTGAGTTCGTTCTTGAGTGTCGTGATGTGTTGTTCTTTTTATCTTACTCATTGATAATTTTAAATATAAAATTATTTTAGTACTAACCTCAACGTCAATCTCAACGTCAAGCTCAATTTCAAGATCACCTTCAACATCAAGATCAAACTCAAGATCAATCTCAGGCTCAATATCAATATCAACCTCAAGATCAATATCACCATCAAGATCAAACTCAAGATCAACCTCAATCTCAAGATCAACCTCAATCTCAAGATCAATCTCAAGATCACCACCAATCTCAAGATCAACACCAATCTCAAGATCAACCTCAAGATCAAGATCAAGATCACTCTCACTGTCCGGTTCGTTCTTGAGTGTCGTGATGTGTTGTTCTTTTTATCTTACTCATTGATGATTTTACATATATAAATTATTCTAATATTCAATAACTACTCCAGGCTTCTTTTGTTGGCACACGCCACTCTACGAGCTACAGTGTCAACCGCTTCGAGTAATTCGGACCTGATATAAGTTTCTCCATCCATAGTAAACTGAGGTCAAAAGTCAAACCTCCATGTGATACGAGTTATCGGGGTGCATCATGGGTTCCAGTCTGTATAATTCTTTTCATATTCGCCGAACGATATGTGATCTCGGGCATCGTCTGAGGTGGATGCCTCTGCAAATATTGCTATCATATAATTATTGCTACCGCACACTCCTTTAATTAGTTTATTTAGTTCCTCAATTTTTTCCATAATAATATTTCCTATAACAGTATAAAGACTTTTTTTTAATTGTACTTCTATTTATTAAAGTTCCCAACATTGGGACTAGAACCCGTACTTTACTACGGGCAATAGTGCGAACGTTAGAGGTTAGCTGTTTATTCGTATCTACCGATTCAAATCGTATATTTGAGTTGGATCAATTCTTTTGCGAAAGCTTCAGAAACTACAACGTCATGATCTGTGTTGATCCCGTCATAAGATATCGTCCAACTGTCTTCTTCACCAAACCATTCTGTAACATGCAGTTTTCTTAGTATATCTACTGTTTTCATTTTCAACTAAATCTCAAATCTAAAATAATTTCCCTTAAAAGTATTTCCATTGGTGTATTCCCTAACTGAGATAGATCTATGTCTGGGCAAAAGAAACATCACTCTATATATAACCTCGTTGAATGAATACACATTTCTTCTTCAAGTATAGTCAATGCTCCGCATATCTTTTTAGCTTTCTCTAATGATTTCACTTGTCCTAGATATATTTTAATCTCGCTTGTGTACTCTCAAAACAATTCTCCAGCACCGATAGGTTTTTTTGTTGTTTTTGCCATTACCACGGGTAACCTATATAAAAGTACATATGCACGAAGAATAGCACGATAATTACGCCTGTCGTGCGTAGAATGAATTTAAGCATTGAATTTTTCAAAAATAAAATAGCAGTTTGGCACTCGATCATTACATTCTGACACACAATATCTTGATCTTGATAGCATTTGAGTACAAGAGTTTTTGTGCCAAAACCTCTTGTATTTGATCAATCGTTGTTTGATACTATCCAGCCTTGTATCATATGACGGGAATATTTGCCTACTCGAGTCGTACACTCAAAACAGATTGTTTCTGGTTCAGACTCAAGCCAGTCAGCAATTTGTTTCTTGCTTGCAAGCATGAGTGATCATCGCTTTGCAATGCAGCGGATCTTGTGTGTTATGATAACACCACTCACCTATATACTTTGCTTCATCTGTGCTAAATCAGTATGTAACCATAATAGGTCATACTTTCTTATCCTTATTTCAAGCTTTGATTGTCGCTACTTTGATTGTTTCTACAACTTTACTTTCAACTTTAGGATCAGTTTTCTGACTTGTGACCGTGAACTTTTGCACAACCTCTAGTTTTTTTGCAGGTTGTACAATAAGTACAGGGGCTTGGTCTAGTTCAATCACATAGCTATTCTTGCTTTGTCTTTGATTATTTCCGCAGACTGCATTAAAACACCGTATTGGTCTTGTGTTTTCTGGGCTTCTTTTTCAATCTTTTTCTTTTGAATATCTAGTGCTTCAATATCATTCTTTGTAGCTTTGAGTCTCAGTTTGATGTCCTCAAATTGTTGCATAAGTGTTACTCCAGATAGCCCACCGACTACTTGCATAGTAGTGTCATATTGGTTTTGTGAATCAATCAGCATGTCTGTTGTATACGCAAGTTCTTGCTCAACTTTGCTATTTACTTGTGTAACTGTGATATAAGCGTATATCACATATATAACAAGTGATAAACATATAGATAGCAAGATTTTTGATAATGTTTTCATATTAAATATGGTTATAAAGGGAGCTAGCGTTGTATCATAGCAAACATTTCTTTAACTCCCCAATATTTGTAGGGTAGCATCCAGTCAATTTTTCACAAGCGATAAGAACTCTATTCATTCAATACTCCGCAATAATTTTTGCAATCATTTTTTATTCTTTTTGTGATATAAAACACAAGCAGTTAGTTACATAATATTTCTAAAGTGCCTTTGATGTAGGTCAACAACCTTGCCATCTTGCACGATATAACCGCAACTATAGAACAACGATACAATCTGTTTGATTTGCTTATCAGTGATCAGCATTTCATGTTTTTTCATAAATGTAGGGACGTCATTGATATGTATGACGTCTATATTTACTACCTTTCTTTTTTTCAAGTGCTTTTTTTGTGAGGCTGTCAGCGTTATTACGTTGAATCTTTTTTTCATGCTTAATTTGTAATACTAATAAAATCCTTTTGAATTGCGTTGTCTAGCATTGGGTAGTATTTATTACCCAGTAGATTTTCCCTTTCTACCTCTTCTATTTTACCAGTTTCTTTGTATTTGACCAACATATCAAGTAGCGGTATGATTTCATCATTGACCGTTTTTTGGATTGTTTCTTGGCTTATTTGGAAGAATTGACTTGCATAATTTCAACTAGTTTTGACTCAGTCTATTATACAGACAAACCCTTGACCATACTTTATTGTACATAGTAACCAATAAAATGACAGCTGGAATATATACCCATACTCGTCATTATTAACGAGCATATTCTCGAACATAGATACTCAGTGATAATTACTCATCACTATATCTTTGCTGGTCTTCAGGTCTCTGATAAGTCAAAGCTCAACAGATAATCTGTCAATTGTTCCTTTCAAGACTAGCCCCTTATATGTAGCCTCGACTACCACTTGTACTTCATACTCTGTATGATAATCAAAAAGAATTTGTCTTCTCAACTCCTTTGCTATGCAGATTAGTTTTTTTGCATCTCAAACAGATATTACTTTTTTATTACCATACAATTTTGCCTTGATCATATCGACCGTGTCTTTGGGCATAACTGGTATGTTTTGGCTTATACAAGCATCAATAAAATCTTGCTTCAGTCCTCCTCAACAAGGGAATGCATAGTTTTCCCCAAACTCTTTCGGGTCGAGTATATATTGATCAATCATTGTTCACATTTCGAGTGAAGGCGACTTCTCAATAAAGCTAGTATCCTCTTTGTCCTCGTATACTCTTTTGTACGCCTCTGGACATTGTTTGAATAGCCAGAGCTTACTTTTTGTGATTTTTCATTCATTGTTATTGATATAGTTATCCATTTTTTTGGAACAGTGATAAATCTAGAACATCCAACTCTTTTTGGATGTACTCTCTTTTGTTATTGGCAGCCTCTGACCATCATTTGTCTGATCAAATTCAAAGCGTATCAGCAAACGATTTTGTCGCCTGTGATCTTGCGGATTCATATACCGCCCAATCGCTTATAGCCTTGTTTTTTGACATCTTCCAGATGCCAAATACAGACCTTTCTATTCTGTGTCAGTCTAGCACAATGTAGCAATCACATTGCACCCAAGCGTCGTATTGCTCTACCTCAAATCAAGCGGAGTTCTTTTGCTCATATATTTTTATTCATTTTTCAACAACTTTTATTCATCGTTGAAAATTTGAAACAAAATTCAGTACCCTTTCTACGTAACCAATAGTCACGTAAGGAACGTCTTTGCTTCAAACCTTTCTGGTTTTTACAACAGTCTGAGGCGTCTTTTGAAAGATTGCTAGCTTCGTCGTAGCTGGAGAATGCATCCAAGCATCAGTTAAAGGCATAACTACCGCTGTAGCATACTTCAAGCCTATTTCTTTGATACTTTCTATTACTTTACTTTCTTTACTTTCGATCATTAATTATAGGGTTTTTTTATAAAACTGGCAGCATATTTTCTCCAAACTCTATCTTGTATTTATCAAGACAATGTTCAGTAAATCATTCTTGAACTTCTGAATGCGGTCAAGGTATATCCTCATCTGCTAGCTGCTCTTCAAACGACTCCCTAAGCTCCCAGAACATCTGCTCTTTTCGCATTTCGTATATCTTTTCTTTCCATTCTTCGTTTTTGGTATTTCGATTTTTCATGATAATAATATATTTATTTTATAAAAAAATCTTAATTTATTTTAAATTCTTGACGTACGCACACTCCTTTAATTTATAACGCCATATTTCTTTTATTAGCTTCCATGATGGAAGCTGCTCGAGCCTCCACCTCTGTGAATAGCTCAGACTTGAGGAAGGTTTCGTTGTTCATAACGAATTGCCTATCAAGCGAGTGCCTCCAGCTTATGGAAGTGACTGGCTCTCCATCACGATCCCATTCCATCCCTTCTTCACACTCAAGGAATGTAATACAATCTCGAACGTTATCCGAGATTGCACCGTTAGCGAATATTGCTATCTGGTCGCTAGTACCAAACATATTTGCAATCATTTCATTTAATGTTTCTTTGCTTCTCATAATAATATTGTTTATTTATAAAAAATTCTTAATTTATTTTAAACTCTTGACATACGCACACTCCTTGATCCGCATATTCGCGGGCCAAAGGGTTTATGCATATATTGAAAATTCAATTTTCATAGTAGACAGTTATGTCGTCTCCTATTTTTTCCCATCGTCCTAGACACTCCCCATAACTTGACGACTCTGAGAATATCACTTCTCAGGAAAGATTAAATTTTCTTTTTAACTGATATCAGTCTACACTGATTCTAGTTACATCTGTAAGTTTTACAGTTTTCATAATAATATATTTATAACATAAAATATAAGTTCAAAAATCCTCCGTACAAAGAAGATCCTTGAAAAAGATTTTTTATTTGGTTGTAATAAATGGTATTTTTTTATTTTTGATTCCATTCCAGATTCAATTAAATTCTTTTGCGTTTACTTGGTCCTTAGGATCATGAAACGATACTTGATTTCACAAGTATTGAAAATACAATATCCCCTCTAGCTTTCCGTATTTGATTGGCAATCTGTTCTCCCTTATTGCGTGGATTACAGATCTCAGTATTAATGTTTTTCTTTTGTATTCATTGTCTCTAAGATCGTAGTCTACAGTAGTATGGATATACTCACCGCATCCATAACATCTATCGCAACAATCATCATTACAACAAGACATAATTTCATCGCTGTATGCATTTTTCTTTACATTCTTGTTTATAGTAAAGCATGCGTTTAGAGCAATGAGTGCAGAATTCAAGCTCACTACTCTTTTTTCTTTTGGTTTTGAATTTAATTCTTTTTCTTTCCTCAACATCTCTCTGTCTTTTTGATTTGATGAGGTTCTGTATATTTGTACGTGTCTTTTTTTGTAATTCTCTTTTAGTCCCTTTCTACAGCCATATTCTCTATCTTTTTTATTTTCTAACTTTATCCAATCAAGAACATGGATAGAATGCTCGCTATAAACACTATCATCCAAACATCTATCATGATTACGATATAGTCACAAGAAAGAAGAAAATGAGAATCCGTTTGATTCTAACTCCTCTTTAGTCCCGTGTATATACAACACATCTTTTTCTCGCAAATGATATCTGTCATGTAAATATATAATTTCACTCATAATAAGAAAAGAAAAAGAATAAAAGCCCCTGTTAGCTCCTGAGAGGAGGGGCAACCATTGCTGGTTTGCTTTCTTCTGTGTATACTACACACAAAATAGGCTTGAGTATCGAATAGGACATGCCACCCATATGAGACAATAGACGGCTTTTAGTAAGCGGTCTTATATAAAATACTATGCGTCTCTGATATCTTCAGCGTCCTCCGTACCGAATACTTTTCATTGTATTCGGTCGAAAAAATCCTCATCGATTTCAGTTGTTCTGTTTCGGTCCATGTATAATACACGGACTTCCTCTTTTTGATCCTCTGTTAGGAGGTCAAATGCGATATACTCTGTCATAATATTTATTTATTTTATAAAAAAATCTTAATTTATTTTAAATTCTTGACGTACGCACACTCCTTGATCCGCATATTCACGAGCCAAAGGGTTGATGCAAATATCAAAAATTCAATTTTCATAGTAGACAGTTATGTCGTCTCCTATCTTTTCCCATCGTCCTAGACACTTTCCGTGACTTGAGGACTCCGAGAATATCACTTCTCAACAAGAAGAAAACTTTCTTTCTAATTTATATCAGTCTGCACTGATTGTAACATTTTTCATAATAATATATTTATAACATAAAATATAAGTTCAAAAATCCTCCGCATAAAGAAGGTCTTTGAATTTATATTTTATACATAAACCAAACCCGTTAGGGCGTTGCATTCTTCTAGCTTTAAAAGCCGTATTGCATAGTAAAGGATTATTAATCCAACAGAAATAAACTTAATCTGTCTAGCAGGTAGAAGTGCCACCTGATTTTGCGTTGGTAAAGCGCTGCTCGTTGCGCTGTTATTTTATATTGGTGCTCTACCGCACCCTTAAAGGAACATATAGGTTCTTGATTGGTCGCCTACCTCGACCCGCCAAATAGAGTTACTAACCTCTATTGGCTACTTACTTACTCTTACTCTTACTCTATTCGTATCAATAACAGCGGTTACCCTTGCAACAACTGATCCGCTGTTACTGATTGATTAGTTACAGTATACACAAGAAAAACAAAAAAAGAACAACAAGTGAGAAAAAACCGATAACGTTTTGTTATCAATAAATCCCAAAAAAGGCTTAAAATATTTGAGGAAATAAGTATACATATAGTGTTTTATAACATATATATGATAGATGATAAATGACGGAATAGCGGTTGGTAAGGTAATTGCTATCACAGCGATGGTTGCATTGGCAAATTGAAACAACAAACAATATCTTGTTATACAAGAAGAAAGTGCAGGTGATTATCCAAACTCACTGACTATAGAGTTTTACGGTGAAAAAATGGATAAAATATACTGAATAAAGGTAGGTGATACCGTAGAGGTTGGCGTTGCTTTCAAATCTAGGGAGTATAATGGCACTTGGTATAACTCAGTCTCTTGATGGAGGGTGAACAAGACTGAAAAGAAAGCTAGCCCTAATTGAAACCTACTTGATGAAAGTATAGATGATTTACCATTTTAATACGCTTTATTCTAATGAGTAAAAAACGATATCTCGAAAACAGAGATAGGATATTGAAGGAACAAAAGCTAAAAAGAAGTTTGATGAAAACCAGCCAAGAAATATGGAAAGGTGAACGCCAACGGGTCAAAGCAAATCAGGCTACACAAGAAAGACTCAGGAGAGAAGGAAACTAGAAATAATAGTAGTATATAATAATCTCTTGCTATTGAAAACTAAAAAAGTATACTGTATTCAATCAAAAGCCGTCAAACTTTGATTGTGATAGTTGAAAACCTCTTAATTTCGGGGTGGGTGCAAAACTGAGAACACCTAGATATGAAACCCTCACGGGGTCACAAATAAGAACACTCTATGAGTTGCTGACGGCTCTTGTGGAGTGTTTTTATTTTTTGTAACATTATTTGATCTAATGACGGAGGTTAAAAATAACAAGAAAAGGTCTTTCATTTTGCATATTGATAGTCTCGATGTTCTTGATGAGTTATCAAGAGAAGAAATATGAGATCTATTCATAGCCATAAAAAACTATAATTTGTGAGAGGAGGCAAAATTAGCGGGGTTGATGAAGGCGGTATTTATACCATTCAAAAACCAATTTGACAGGGATAATGACAGTTATCAAGAGACTTGTGAAAAAAATAGAGTTATTGCTGAAAAAAGGCGAGCGGATAAAGTACCAAACAGTACCAAAAGTACCACTGGTACAAATGGTACTTTAAAAGTACCAAACAGTACCAAAAGTACCACTGGTACAAATGGTACTTTAAAAGTACCAAAGAGTACCAAGCAGTACCAAGTAGTACCAAACAGTACCAAAAGTACCGATAATGATAATGATAATGAGAGTAAGAAAGATAATGAGAGTGAGATTGCAGACAACATAGTAATGCAATGACAATTCCTAAAATATTGATGAAAGCACACATCAATCAAGATCTGTGATAAAGATTATAAAAATCTGATCATGCGGTATGGATGATCTATAACACACGACTACATCAACAGGCTAGAAAATCACATTATCAATAAGTTACAAGGCAAAGACACATATAAAGACCATTTCCTTGTTGTCTGTGACTGGATCAAAAAAGACTGAATAGCTAAATCACAGTACGCCTATTTATAACATAAATATAAACAAAATGGATCTCTCTTGAATAAAGCTACCACCCCACTCAATCGAGCTAGAAAGGGCTGTGATACGATGCCTACTGTTTGATAACAATATAATTTGAACTACTACACTCACTCCTAAACATTTCTACAAAAAAGAGTATAGAGATATATTCACTATTGCGGTAGAGCTATTCACAAACAAGATGAATGTAGATGTTGTTTCTTTGTCCGCAAAATGAGTTAGCGAGGAGCTATTGCGAGAAATAACGTCATGAGTATATACACACTCATGATACACAACACATGAGCAACTACTCGACGAGATGCTAATATACAGAGACACAATAGAACAGTGTAACTATCTTGCTTGATTGTGCTATTCTTCTCCAGGAGTAGATGAAGTGAAGAAACATATAACAAAAATGGCGTCTAACTGACTATCTACAAGTGATTGAAGCTACCTATGAGACGTTATCTCTGAGTACATCAACGAAGGCGAAGAGTACAAAAGTGAAATATCCTTTTACGGGTTTGAGGCTATAGATGAAATAACAAACTGAATAAAACAGGGTCAGCTAGTTGTTTTATGAGCGTGAACCTGAGCTTGAAAAACGCTACTAGCTATCAATGTGCTACATAAATCTATGGAGCAGTGAGTCAAATGCTGCCTGTTCTCTACTGAAATGACTAGATTTGAGATAACCGAAAGAATGTTTGCTATGCGGTCTAAACAGCCAGTGAACGAGCTGAGCGTGAGTCAAAATATGTGATGTTTGCCCGACTACATGCAAGAGAATATGTTGACTATCTTTGATAACACATTTGATCTATACAAAATTCTTGCATCAATCCGCAAGTCGTATATACAAGACTGAACTAAATTGTTTGTAGTAGATTATTTGACGCTGATCTCTTTCAACGCCTGAAACATCAACAAAAATGAAAAGATCGGCATAATGACAAGAGAGTTCAAGGTGCTTGCTATGGAATTAGGTGTATGTATTGTGCTGTTATCTCAGTTGAACAGGGCTTGACAAAAGACAGAACCGACACTACAAAACTTAAGAGACAGTTGAAACATAGAACAAGACGCAAACGTAGTACTTTTGCTACACAGAGACGAACTTAACTGATCTCAAGTGCTAATTGTCGCAAAGAACAGGAATTGAAAAACAGGAAAGATTGAACTAGATATAAACTACGCACACATGCTTGTAGAGTGAGCAACTATTCTAATTGAGTAATCAAAAAAACAAAGCAGCTATAGAAACATTGAAAGTTTATGTAGAATAGACAAAATCAGATATTTATCACCAAGATAAACACTGCGAAACCTATATGAAGATCTAGCCAAGAAAAAATATTTCCGCCAGACCATATATGATGTGTAGTATTTATCCAATCGTTTGATAGCACGTTTATTAAATCCAACAATATAACAGAACAAAGCCAAAGTACCAAAAAGAAATAATTTTAATTAAATAATAAATAATTATGAAAAAGAAAAAAATAAAACTATCTGATTTTAGATTAAAGGAAGAAATAATAGAAGAAGCGGAAGAGAACGAATGAGTGGTAGAAGTAAAACTTCCTGAGTTCAAACCCCTATTCCTTTGAATGGAAGAGAAAGATATATATCACATAGTATATGATAGCGACCATATAGATGGATTTGATAACGGATGAAATAAAATATATGAGGAGTACAAAAGCGATCGAACACTCTGGAAACATAATATTCGAGGTTCGCCTGTATATTGTGAAAATTCACGGGGGAAAATAAAAGAACGAAAACACCATAATGATGATGATGAGGTATTCTTTACAGATTCTTTCGGATACAAACGTATTCAAGAATGAAATCGTGATTGACTAGTTTATCGAGCAGATAGCAATAGAGAGCGAATGCAAATGATTGACGGGACAAAAGTTGAATATAGAGACTTAAAATACTATATTGACTGAGAAGAGGCTGACCTTGTAATTAGAAGCAAAACATAATGAGAGACAAAGAAAAAGCTAAAGAATACCAGAAAAGATATTATAAAGAAAACAAAGAAAAAGCTAAAGAGTATCACAGGAATTATTACAAAGAAAACAAGGAAAAGATTAAAGAGTACCAAAATAAATGTCGCCAAGAAAGAAAAGAAACTTTTATCAGATAAGAAGTAATGATGAAAAAGGCAAAATATATGATCAAACCATTCCCTGCAGTCCGTGTCAATGGGCTATGATGAAGGTTCACACCGAAGGCAAAATATTATCACGAGCTGATGAATAGTCTTAGGGCTATGATTGATGACAACGATAGTATAACGAAGACAGAAATCATCGAGTCACTACTAGCATGAAACTATCATATCAAGTTTGTTCTACAAGTAACGAAATGATGGAAAGAGAAACAGAAGCTTGAGGCTCTAGGGTCACCGCACATATTTTCACCTGATCTTGATAATCTGTACAAAGCCTTTACGGACACGGTGTTCTACAAGACAGAAAATAACGATAGAGCTATACACACAATCAATTGTAGTAAGGAACGGGGCGAAGAGTCGTATATAGAGTTTTCAATCATTTTAACAGATATTAAATAATTATGACAACCCCTATGATACTATCAGATTATGACAAAATAAAGAAAGAAAAAGCTAAAGCTAAGGCTAAAGAGTATGACAAAAACCGATACCAAGCAAACAAAGATAAGAGAAAAGAGTATTACAGGAATTATAACAAAGAAAACAAAGAAAAAGTGAGCAAACAAAATAAAAAATATTACCAAGAAAAAAAAGAAAAGAAATTCTTAACTGATAATAAATAACATGAGAGATGCAAGACTAAAAGATTTTAAGATAAAGAAGGTGGAAAAAGTGGTGGAAGTAAAGAAAAAGAAGTTCAAGCCCTTGTTTCTAGGGATGAAAAAGAAAGATATGCATAGGATCGTATATAACCGAGACCGTACAGGTATAATAGGTCGTGATGAGAGATGAAATAGAATATATGAGGAGTACGAACATAAAAACTGGACTCTTTGGAAATACAACAAGAACAACAAGGTAACATATTCCAAGGACTCTAAGTGAAGAGTTGTTAAAAACAAGTATGACCGTAGGGGTAACTATACATGTTGTAATGATGGTTCGTTATATTCCCGAATACGTACTTACGACAACAACGATAATGAGATATTTTTTGAAAACGCTAGCTGACGTAAGCTTATTCAAGAATATAATAAACAAAATACAAGGATATATTGGGAGAATGAGAGATGAGAGCGATGTAAGACTATAGGAGAAAAAACAATATCCCACATAGATTGAGTGTATTACATTGATGGGCAGGAAGCCGAATTCATATCAGATATCAAATAATTATGACAACTATTGAGAAATTTGTGCCTACATTCCTTTGAATGAAAGAGAAAGATATTCATGAGATAAGATATTGTGAAGATTATATTATTTGACTTGATGAGAGATGAAATCTAATATATAGTGAGAGCAAACACAAGCGAAAAATCTGGAAACATGATATTCAAGGTTTGCCTGTATATTCTGAAGATTCACGAGGAAACACAGAAGAACGAGAACATAATCAAGACGGTAACGAGATATTTTTTAAAGACCGTAACGGATACAAGCGTATTCAAGAATACAAAAATTATAAAATAGTTTATAGAGCAGACACTAATGGAGACCGAATGCAAATGGTTGACGGGCAAGAAGTTGAATATAGAGATTGAAAATTCTATATTGACTGAGCAGAAGCGGATATTGTAATTAGAAACAAATAATTATGAGATATCATGTAAAGACACTAACGGACATAAAGTATTTGGACAATAAATATAATTCTATATACAAAAAAACACCTTTGCGGGTGCTTTTTTGTATATAAGGGTTTTTCCTTTACAGGGCGGAGTTATCATATATATTATTTCTCACAATACAATAGAAAGAGATAATGTCTCTGCATTTCTTCTTGCATAATAAAATAACAAATATATAACAACAAAGAATATAGCCCTAAAGGCTTATAGTGTTGATAGTTTCAAAGGGTCTATCAACACACTGTAGCGACGATCTCCTTATACTGGAGTTTGTCTATTCATGATAATACGGTTCAATACACTTTTCTAGTATGATCAAATAGCACATACGGCAATAGATTTTCATATTGTCTCAATGTTTTCTTGCTATAACACTCATATTATTAAAGGGTTTTGAACCTATAGCTCTGACCTCCATGCCTGGAGTTTACTTATTATATATATACTATGTACGACAGGAGAAAGGTTTATTGAAGGATAACAAACAAAGAAGAGAAAGAGAGAAGGGTGTCAAGAAAAACACAAAGACTTATAAATGCTAGATGTGTTGTGTTTGAGTTGCTAGATGAAATGAATAGGGGTGTTGATCCCGATACTATCGATTATATAGAAATGTGTGATGTGAACCTACACACATTACTCTTGTATATAGAGAAAGAATTGTTATAGTTGGTAGTATTTATCCTATATAAGACAAGACAAATGAAAAACATAACACTAAAAAACTATGATTTGTTTCTTCTTGCTAGAGTCGCTAACTCTTATAGAGCAAGAACCACCAAAGAGATTGAGGTTTCTTCTATTATATTGACATATATAAAAGACTGTGGTATATCGGATATAGTGTCTGATTATATGACTAAACGAAAACATTTAAACATGTCTCTTGAGTCCTACGGTAGAGATATATCGGATCTATCAAGAAGAGTTGCTTTAGAAAAGGCTAACAAGAAATCTAAAACGCTTACTAAGTACGAGCAAGAGCTAGAGACTGTACAAGCTGGAGTGGAGAATGATAAAGAAGAAAGTATATTATTAGACAGAAAGTTAGTAACTGTGAAGGTTACAAATCGTGTACTACTCGTTATGACTAAATACCTTAAGGACTTCCTACGCGATTGACACCTAGAAGGTTCGACAGCAAAAGGAATGAGTGGCGTTGTAGATACACCAGCATACCAATCTATTATGCAAGCTTACAAGATAAGTTTATTTACTAAAGTCAAGATATGGTTGTGAGTGAACGTGGTAGACCAACAAAACTAACACAAAACCTCTTAGCTAAGTTTCAAGAGGTTTTAGATACTGGTATGAATGTATTGGTTTGTACTGATGCTGAGCTTTTACTACTCCTTAATGAGAAACTAGAGGAGGAAGAAAGGATCTCAGAGGACTCTTTCAAAAGATACAAAGCGTGATCACTTTCTGAGAAAGAAACGCCCCTGATTGAAGAATTTTGCACTCTTTACAAAAGAGCTTTGGTCGGTCAGAGGACAACAGTACTTAAAAAACTAATGGATACTGACAATCACCGACAGAAGTTTGCTTGGATCATGGAGAGAAAGTTTGATGAACGAAATCTTAAGATGAAGCAGGAAGTTAAGCAGGATACCATGCATAGCTGAAGCATAGATTGAAATATATCAATTAATATCATCACCAATGGAGATAAATAGTACTATTGTTTTCAAGAAGAATTTCGACACAGACAAAAAGATTACTATAAATAGGTGATGAACAAGATCGAGTAAGACCTATGCCTTGTTACAGCTTATTTTCGTACGATTGAAAACTTGAAAGATAGATAATACAAGGGTGTTCACTAGCTGAGTTTGTTCTATTGTTAGAAAACATAAAAGCACACTAAAATGAACGGTGATGAGAGATTGGGAGAGTATCATAGAAGACTCTTGAGATCTATTCCTACTAGATAAAGAGTGTAGGAATAAGACGGATAGAACATATACGTACAAATGACGTGTAGTTGAGTTTCTTTGAGCAGATGATCAACAGAAGCTAAGAGGTTGAAAGAGAGATATTCTGTACTGTAATGAGGCTAACGAGCTGCTATATGATCAAGAATTCTTCCAGCTGCTGATACGTACAACATACAAGATATTCCTTGATTTCAACCCAGATAATGAATATGTACGGATAAACACAGAACTTGAGCAAAAGAGGAAGACAGAGGAATGAGATGTTGCTGTGATAGTGTCGACATATAAAGATAACACTTTTTTGCCTGTCGAGCTAGTGAGAGAGATTGAAAGGCTGGAGTTAGCAAACCCAGCTTACCGACAGATCTACTGATTGTGAAAGTATGGAAAGCTAGAGGGTATTATATTCCCTAGTGTGATAGATATAGAGGCAGTGCCTGATGAGGCTAAATTGCTAGGGTATTGATTGGATTTTGGGTTCACTAATGACCCGTCAACACTGGTCGGGCTATACCAATACAATTGATGAATCATTCTTGATGAGGAATTCTACGAGTATTGACTCATGAATACTGACATATTTGCCAGGATCAAATCAAGGGGGCTTTGACTCAAAGAAAAGTATGTCGCTGATAGTGCAGAGCCTAAAAGTATAGAGGAGCTATTCCGTATGTGATTGAATATTGAATGAGTCAAGAAATGACCTGATAGTATCATGTATGGTCTACAGACGATGTTGCAACAGAGTTGTATATATATCACATCCAGAAGCTCAAACCTAAGGAGAGAACTGAAATGATATGTACGAGACAAGAACAAGAAATGAGAGGCAATAAACTCACCTGCTTCATCACCTGATCACTGTATTGACGCCTGAAGATACATTTGTATGAAAATGCTATGAAGAATGAAACAGTGAAAGGCTTGAATTCAACAAGCAAAACGATAATAACATATTATAAAGAGGGGGCTTTACATGCATAAAAATATTGAATGTTCGTGAAATCTCGATGACTAACAAAGATAATAACTACAGAAGACCTACAGAAAGAGGATGAGACTGTACATGACGATATATGTTCGTTGATACAGATTGCGTTTCAAAACTCTGAAAGTTCGCAGTCGCTAAAACGTGCTTACCACAGAAGGATAGACGAGGCAGTGAAACAACTACACATAGATGATAGGTTGGTGTATGATCTTTTGTTCAGCTACAAGAAGTCTTTCATAGCTATGTTCCAGGGTGAGTGATTGACTCCCGTATTCTCTGAGAGAGATTATTTTGATAGAGATATCGTACAGAAGTTGAACAAGGTAGCTGAGTTTGATATAGAGAACATGGACAAGGAGATCAAGGACAAGAAGGTATTGTCTGATATTTTTGATTACGGTGTTTGATTGCGTGTGTATGATGGTTTCGATAAGGTGAACAAATGCTTGTCATATATCACACCATCACCGCTTTCCTGGTATTACGACCCTAACTGATCAGTACTTTGAGTTGACTTTGACTACCACCTCTTTGAGCGTCAAACATCTTTGTCTGACCTACGCTATACTGACGCATTGTCTGGATGATACTTTGGGCTTGATGATGTGAAGACAGGAACATATACAAGGTCTAGTACCAATATTAACGGGAGACAACAGAGGCTACAGAATAGTGAAGACTCATCAAACGATACAGTTTATATTTACAATTGCTTCTTGACATTAAATGGGCATAGATACTTTTGTATCATAGCTAATGATCTATCACGTATTATCAAACGAGAAAGATTATTGCCTAGAACAAGTGAGGAAAGGCTAGACTGAACACTTGTACCATTCAAGATATCTATTTCAAATTCATTCATCGACGCTTACGATGCTTGGGGTATCAGCTATAGAGAGAAAACATACGCGACTCAGATATCTATCTCCAAGACTATCAACGCTATGGAGAGCAAGCAGCTTAGAGACCTTGGTCATAATGCAATTTTGTATGATATAGATAGAGTAGATAACCCTGCTGATTTCCTAGTGAAACCATCTTGATGACCACTATTTATACCAGTCACAGGACTAGGTCAATGACCTATAACTCAATCTGTAATAGAGGACAATAACAACAATCAAGCACAAGGATATATCCAACAGTTAGAGTATTACGCTGAGAACACAACATCATTGACTGGTATTGTAAGGGGGCTATCATCTGACGCTGGCACTCTATGAGAAACGGAGATACAGATGCAAAAGAGTAATGCCTTATTCTCTGTAGATGCTTGAACACTATTACATTGAGAAAGAATGTTCTGGATCAATATGTATTATAGATCGCTGAAAGAGAATCTACCGATGATACAAAACAAGACGGCTATATTGGGAATTGATTGATCAGACATAGTTGTGTTGAAGAACACAGAGCTAAAAGGATTCAATACCCCTTATATAACAGTCAAAAGTAAAAGGAAAGAGGCTGAAGAGAATAGCAGGAAAGTAGCGACAATGCAGGCTATGTTACCGCTACTACAAGCAGACCCAAACGTTAGCCAGATAAGCAAGACTATGTATCAGCGTGAGCTTGCGTATCTACAGGGGCTTGATGAGTCATTCATCAAGACGACCTACGCAATGACACCTTCCGAACGTCACTCAAAAGAAATGCAAAACATTATCAATCTAGGTCAAAAACCTAAGAATTTGATCATACAAGGGCTAGATATAGAGACGCTCTGGATATATGTTAATGCAGCTTTAGATAACGATGTGAAGCAAGAGATACTCAATCTATTGAATATCAAGATGATAACAGACTGACTCATGAAAGCAGAACCGCAATGACAATGAGGTGCAATGCAAGGTGTTGCGGCTAGTATGTGAGCACAGGCACTATCATCCGATATCAAACAAAGACAAGAAGCTTTACCTCAAATGTAGAAACATGGATACACAAGACAAAGCATTACACATAGCAGTAGACTTCATCAACAAGAAGGTAAAAGATCTTGTTATGTCTATTGCAACAGACACAAACCCTGAAAATGATATTGTGAAGTATACAGCTAACACGCTCAATAAGATGATGATTAACGATCTAAGAGATATTAAACTAGCCCTAATTAGAGCGGTCAAAGAACAAGTGAGAAGCTCAGCCCAATCTTGATTAAGCGAGGAAAAAACGCTAGAGTATGGAGCTCTAGTGGCAAAGTTCGCATTAGAGAAAAGAGATATATTACAATAGAACAATAAAAGACTTGATATTATACAGTAATTGTGTATTATTTAAGGTAAGGCAACGCCAATAAGACCGTTTTATCGTGTGTAATGATACGAAATGGAAAAAGACTTCGACATTATTGAAGAAGAAGAGGAAATTGAGGATGAAGACCAAGACCAAGACCAAGACCAAGACCAAGACCAAGATGAGGGTATATCAAATGAGACGCAAAGGATATTAGCTGAGAATGCAAGACTGAAAAGCCAGAACGATAAGCTCAAGTTGAAGAAAAGGTCAGCAATCGACAAATCATCAAGAAAATCTGTCTATATGGCAGAGATGGAAGCGTTCTATCAATTAAAGAAAGAACAAGAGTTGTTCCAAAGCGAAAACCCAGGTATTGACTATGAGGTTGTGCAAGCGATCAGTCAAAGGAAGGGTGTCACAATGGATGAAGCTATGTCTTTTCTAGGTACAGCGTGAAAGACTATGGTGGGAAGGGAAGTAACAGCACCGAAAACAAAAACAACAGACTATCTAGAAGCTAGAAAAAAAGCTTTAGGTCTAATTTAGCAAGAGTGGGGGACTCGCCCTACTTTTTTTTATAAAAAAACACCATCAAAACATGCCAAACTTCGTAGTAAAAAGACAAAATTCAGACGGTGCAAGCACCTCTGTATTGGAGAAATCAGCTGCAACTACAGATATCGTACAAGGTCAATTTTGTACTATTGATGCAGCTACAGGGCTAGCTATCAAAGCACTTGCTGCTCACACATCTATTGCATACGTAATGGCTGTACTAAGTAGTACTAGAGTTCTTGTGTTGAACGATGCATCAACTGTGTTTCAAGGAACTGCTGACGCTCCATTTGCTCTAACACAAAGAAATACTGAGGTTGATATCGCTATCGACGGATCAGGAAACCAAACAATCGACGTTGGAGCTTCTGCTACAGACGTATTCAAAGTTATCTCATCTGAAGACGCTGGGACTGTAGGTTCTGCATTGGAAGTACTAGTTATGATCAACAAACCGATCTCTTTATAATTTATAACCAGACAAGAACATGTCACAATTATCTTCACCAAATTTCTTGGCGTTCATCAATGACCTAACCAAGGAAACAAAAATGTTGATTGACAATAGTGTTGAGCTCAATAACGACCGTCAAGCATATGCTGCGATGGTTAACGCTGTAGACACTACTGAAATCAATGAGAAATTCGTATCAACAGTAAGAGATTCTAACCCACAAACGACTCCAGAAGGTCAAAACGTAGGTGCTAGCAATTCTTATGAAGGATATACAGTTATTCTATCTCCTCACGACAAGACAACAGACAGTATTCTATATTCTTTCGAGTACACACAAGGAAAGAGGGATGAGACACAAAAAATCATGCAAGAGTATAACCAAGATGCAAGAAGTAAAATGTGGGGTCTATACAATGATGTAAATGTTAAATTCTTCTCTCTATTCAACAACGGTTTCACTACGACACTATCGCCAGATGGAGAAATTCTATTCTCTGCTGCACATAAGTTTACTGATAATATACCTGCAGTTACATTCGATAACCTTCTTGCTGCTGCAGCTCCATCGCTTGATGTTCTTGCTGAAGTAGAACAAAGAGCTGGTGCTTTCGTTGATCTTGGTGGTAGACCAATGTCACTTAATCCAAAATGTATTTTAGTGAAAAGAGGAGGTAAGGCATTCAGAGAGTTCAAAAAAATTCTATTCCCTGACAGATACCAACCAATCGTGATTAGTGGTACTAATAACGGTGTAAATATCTACGAAGGAGAGTACAAGCTTATTGAATGTCCATACATTACTTCTTCTACGGCTTACTTCATCACTGAAGACTATAACAACAGTATGTTGAAAAACCCAATGTATCTTGGTTTCCACCAAAGACCAACTATCTACGGATATGACGACCATGTGGGCACACTTACACACGAGATTACATACGTTTCTTACTACAAGACTGGAGTAATCAATATTCCAATTTGAATGTATGGGTCACTTTGAGCCTAAACAACAAAATAAAGTAAAAAAGACGGTTGAATTCCGTCTTTTTTTTCTTATTATTAAAATAATCTTTATTATCTCACTATAATCATTATGAACAATGCATTCTTCAAAAGAAATTGAGTTATGGTTCCAGCTAGCCAAATATTAAAAGACAGACTTGCAAAAGAAAGCAAAGAAGCAAACAAAGAAACAGTAGCTAAGAAGGCGGTGAAAGCTAAAGTAGCTGTTGTAAATGATGACGTTATTACTGATGGAACTAATTTACTAACATCTGTTGAACATGTAAATATTCGTGGAGTAGATATTGCTGAAGAGCCTGCATTAGGGAAACCCGCTATAGAAATAGTAAATCCTACTGTAGAGACAAAGAACAAAAGAAACAGATAATTGGGGGCTTGTTTAGCACATAAGTATAGATAATGACTCCTAGTGAAATCGTACAATATGCCAGAACACTCTCAGGGTGTAGAGTCGACGAGATACCAGATGCTGATCTATACAGATACCTAAACGTAGAGTATAGGAAGCTACGGCAAGACGTCGCTGGTATTGATAAGAACTACAAACTACGCACCTTGACAACTAACCTTGTTACAGGTGTTTCCTCGTATGCACTAAGTTTACCCGTGCAAGCTCCGTGAGTGGTAGCTACAGGACAAATCAAGATTGATACGCTACACATCAAATATTACAATTCTATAACGTACCCTGTCAGGGCTATATACCGTGATTGGGACAACTTGGATAGATCACCCGAATGGTACGCAGTTAATCAATCGACAGCTAACCCTTTCTATATTATCACGGATAACTCTGTACAAATTTTCCCAACACCAACGGATACCGTGATCGCTGGTTTAATTATGACAGCCAACCAAAGACCGTACGATTTGACAAGCACAATGACTGAAGCGGACATACTGATTGAGAGAGAGTATCACGATGTTATCGCTTTCGCTGTAATACCGTATGTATACCAGCATAGACAGCAAGACGATAGGGTAGCTTATTACCAGCAACAGCTGGAGTTGAAGAAAAGACCGATGTTGACACAGCTAAAGAAAAGATTGATAAGACCTATGAAGTGATTCAACGCTACATTTAATGAATACATATACTAGATATGCAAAAGCTAGCAATCAACAAATTTTATGGGGGGATGTCGGACTCAGATGCTTATACATCTGAGGCTATGTCTTCATACCAACAAAATCTTGATTGAATGTCACAACCAGAAGTCTTGAAGTTGAATAGGGCTATGGAATTAGAAATCAACACATGATTAGGAGTGACTGTAGCACAGACAAATAGCTACTACTGGACTGATGCAGGTGAGGTGTACAACTCTTCTGGTGTTGTTGTGTATGCTCTACCAGCCTGAAAATTCTATAACGCTATAAAGTTTTGAGCTAACTTTATAGGTTTTTACATTCAAGCTGGGAGGCTCAAACTGACACAGACACCGCTTAGTTCTTCTTGAACGCCTAACTGGTTAGCTACGGCTATTGATTACGGTATCAACCCAGATTTAACACAATTCCAACCCGATGTGCAAGGTCATCTATACTGTCCTGCTGTAAACGACAGCGAAGATGTACTATATTTTATTTGAAAAAATGTTGTATACTCTGTACTTATATCTCAGCTACCTTTGATATCGCCTAGTTTGACGCTTGAGAGTAATGTTGTATGAGTGACTAGACAGTGACAACAGATATCTATATATCTACAAAGCGGTAGGAAATATTTTTGGGACTGATTCAGTGAACAACACGACTGATACGTAGATCTTTGACTGATGATTAGATTTGTATACACTACAAGAAACTATGACTACGTTGTAGCGTGAGCGGCGGCAGATATCTACTCAAAATTTTTTATGTCACAAGGGCAATCGTTCCAGTTATTAAGAACTTGACAGTTCACGCTTGATGACGCTTATGGATCACAAGAACAGCGAAGACATGCTTATTGATTGAAAACTCCTTACTGAAATATGAGTATGGTAGCAGACGAGAAGTCAGTGTTTATACCGAACTCATGGATGCGTGCTATAGAGAGTTATGGTAACAAGACTCCATGATTACCGCAAGGCACAGTTATAGAGATATTGAATGACGCACGACAGTATATTGGCGGTGTTTGGTTTGAGCCGGCAACCCCAGACGTTCTTTATGCTTCAGTACAGGACGCTAATCTTAATTGATCTATAATTAGGATACCATTCTTTAGGACACCAACCCCGACATACCAAGCAAGCGGGCTATACTACACAAAGAAGTATGTTATGTGAGTGTATAGAGTGAGAATAAAGGAGGTAGTAGTCAGAAAAGAAACGCCAGCCAACACAACACTAAGTATATACGTTGCGGTGGACGGATGAAAGACATATGAACTACTCAAAACTATCACATGAACAGATAGAAATATAAAGATATCGTCTCCAAATATAGTGAGACAGGGTTATGAATTCCAGTACAAAATAGAAATGACCACTACCAATACATCAGTCACACCTTTACTCTACTCTATGAGTGTTGAATATGAACAAGCTGAGCAATAGAGATCATATAGATACAAATGCTGTCAATGTTGACCCTATTGTTACGGATACGACACCATGATTTTGAGTTGAGGCGAACAATCAAAAGGTCAATCAAATGTGATTCAGATTTCTTGGGGCTTGGGCAGAGAGACCAGCGAAACCTAGGCGTTGAGATATGATCTACAACACTAAGACGAGAAAGATAGAAATATATGTAAGCGAGTTCTACCGCTGATGAACTGTACCAACCGTATCAAATGCGTATATCGCACAACCGTGAGACTATGCGGACGTTGCTTGAGTGCTTTGGTATACAGAGACAGGGGCTTGAACTCCACTGATGCCAGCTCCATCGGATCGAGAAAGAACAAACACGATTAGCTTTTGGGCGGAGCAACAAAGCTACTTCCTTAGGAACTACGCAATCATAGACGAACTTATACCGACATGAGTATATACACAGATATGATGACTATCTCTTGACTACGTAACTAGCACACTACCAGACAGTAGGGGCATAAAAACATGAATAATACCCTACACATGATACTATTTACTACTTTGAAACGTGTCATGGCTACAAAAGCAAGGTGAGACCAAGACAGAACTAAGGCTTATGAAGGGTGTACAACAAATAGCATATGATATGCACGAGATACCCGCAATGGCGTTTATAACCACGTGAACAGATAGTGTTGGTTGACCGATAACGGCAACAACAACATCTACATCTTCAGCTCTCGACTATGTGAGTCAAAAAGTCGTACGATACGGAAAGTTGGAAGAATGAGACATTATATCAGTAGAAGTAAGACATAATGCATGATCAGATCTAACCGCTACACCTTGAACAACATTCCCAACATCTACACAATACCAAACATGATTTAGTATTATAGCACAATAATGGCAAAATCGATGATAAGCCCCACAGAGGAAGTGAGGGGAACAATACCAAAGAAAGAATGACAACCATTACAGAACATCAATGTTTCTGGATGATTTTTGAACCCGTCGCAACCGTTAGTCTGAGCAGGTGCTATGGCGTGAATGCCAGCAACCCCACGTTGACCTAACATATCTTACGCACCGCTTTCATCACCAATGATGCAGTCACCGTCACCAGTTCCAAAAAATCAGTCATTCTCTTCACCAGCACAAACTCCTACACCTCCACAACAATTAACAGAGCTACAACAGTCAACACCTCCACAAAGACCTTCAGCAGGTGTGCCTGGTCAAAGGGCTACGCCAACCACACAACAACCTACACAAGATATATGACCACTGACAGATAACACACCGACAAGAGATATATGACCACTCACAGAAAACACACCAAATCAAGGAGCAATTGGTGAGGCGTTCAGTACGAACAAATCGTGAGCGGTGAAGCTTGCAGACAAAGCCTATAAACTAATATCTGATGCTGCTGCTAATGGAAGAGAGCTTGACGAGTCGACAAGAAAACAGATAGTGGACAAACTAGCTGAGGTAGGCGGGACACCTGAAATGGCACAAGATGCTATGTTTTTTCTAGGTAAAAGGTTTGATGAGAAAGGAACTAACGAGGTTACACTTTCACAAGAGCAGATAGCTAAGAACCAACAAGTAACAGACGTCCTGATGAATATGGATGACGAGACGATGCTACAAGCTATGAAAATGTCTGATATACCATCAGCAGTGAAACAATGAATATTTGGATCAGAGAAATACAAGGCGGCACTAGCTGCTAAGCGTGAAAAAGACAGAGTACAGTTTTTTAATGACGAGGTCTCAGATAGTAGGTGAGGATATGTCGCACCGAAAACAACAGCACAAGGCGTAAGAGAGTCGTTAGGTATAACCAATCCTGATGCTCAAACGACACAGGCTATAGCAGCAATCACTGGCGATGATAGATTGAGAACATTGTCATGAGAGATCAGCACGACTGATACAGAAATTACCTGACTACAACAGGAGCTACAAAATCTAAAGACAAACATAGAGGCGGAGTTCCCAACCAGCATCAGCAAATCAGCATTGAACGCTATCACTTACGATAGACAGATCGGTATAAACAACAAGCTACAAACAGTACTAGCTACACGTGAGGCTAAAGTGGCGGACTATGAAAGGGTAAGACAAGAGAAAGAGCAGGAGCTACAAAGAAGCCTACAACAACAGAAACAGACTATGGACTTCCTGGCAGCGTCAGACGGTGCAGCTCTTTTCGGTATGTGATTTGAGGAGCTAACACAGATGGAACAAAACGGACAGATACCAGAAGGTTATTCTAATATGTACCAAAACTATCAAGAGTGATTAATATACAACACACTAGCAAAATACGGTAACCCTGATAATGGTGATATGGACTTCATGAACCAAGCTCTACAGCAAGGACACGCACCACAAGACATTCTTGCTAACATGCTAAACCAAACTAAGTTCCAAAAGTCTGGTTTTGATAGTAAAATGCTTATGGAAACAGTGAAATCATGAGACGTAACCTACCAATTCAACCCCGAGACTGGGAGATATGACATACCAGTTTGACAATGATCAATAGCTTGACAGACAGAGGCTTGATACCCCGAAATAACTGATAGCACATTTTCTTTGTTTTGACAACAAGCAAACGACTACCCATGAAACACTGGAGCTGATTATCCAGCCCCAAAAGGGACTGCTTTTGTTGCACCGCAAGATGGAGTAGTGACATGATTATCAAAAGGTAAAGCATGAGAGATAAGGGTCAGCATGAGGTTTGCTGACGGTAGAACTATGACGACTGATCACATGGACGAAACGACTATACAACATCTACTACAATGAAAGGAATTTTCTTGAAGAGAAGTATTAAACATACCAGTTTCAGCAGGCGAGACCATAGGGTTTGTTGGTAATACTGGTAACGTCAAGACTAAAGACCCAAACACTTGACAATACACTTGGGTTAGAAAAGATGGGGTATTGCTAAGACCTGATCTAGCACATAGAGGGACACACGCTAGTGTATCTATATATGGAACTGATGGTAAAATGTACTCGGTACAACAGGCTGACCAAATGCTGAAGCAAATGTCCGCATCACACAAGGATCTGTCGTGATACTCACCAATGTTCACGAAGTATATCGAGTCTTGAACTATGCCAACACCCGCGACCCTCAAAGGTATGTGAATGGATAGTTACAAATTTGTTACAGAGGCTAACAAAGACTTTGTTAAGACAGCAAAATCAGATTTCGCTATGAAGTGATTTGATGTTACAAATGCTGGAACACTTACAAGAACGCCTAATGCTATTAAACAAAAGCTATTAGCTAGTATTGATGCAACTGCTTCTGCCCAACCTTCATTTGATAAGCTTATAGCACTAGTTGAACAGTATTGATCAGAGGTAATGCCAGGACAAATTAAGGATCAGATGACACAACTATACGAAGATATACTACTACAAGGTAAGGAAATATACAATCTGTGAGTCCTAAACTGACCCGATTTGGAGATAATGGAGGAAGTGCTTGGTGGTAGACCAACAAACTTGTCAGCAAAATTCAAATCGAAGGCTAGACTTATACAACAGTTTGAAAATGCTAGAAATACTTTCAACGACGCTGTAGCAGAAAAAGCAGGATCATATTGATTACTCTACAATCCTAGCCTGATAGCACAAAGAAAAGCAAAAGAAAACCAAGCAAACCAACAAAGCACACAAAACGAGTTTGCAGCATTTGACGAAGAGTACAACAACCAGTTTAACTATTAACAGACAAATATGGTACAATCACCACTTCAATCACCACTTCAATCAGCAATACCTATGTTGAATGTATCAAAGTGAATGATACCTATGTGAGCATCACCGCTGATGCCACAGAGACCAGCGTGACCGTTGCAGTCTACAGACTTTTTTCAACCAAAACAGCAGGGATCAGGAACATTGCAATCTCCTACATACACGCCAATAGACACCGAAAAACAGGATCGTATATTCAAGAATGTGTCATCTGATATCGAGAACAGATACAATATAGACCCCGATAAAATAGACGCGATAGCGGAGAGAGCAACAAAAGAAATGTGATTGCCTGCTGACTCAGACGCTACAAAAAGAGCTATGTTCTTTATAAAAAAGAATGAGGGTATAGAGTGAGCTCTTGATGAATACAAAATGTGAACATTCAAAAGAACGGGTAAAGATCTATGGAAAAGAGCGACAAACACCAAAACAGCTCTTGCAAAGATAGCAAATGAGTATTGACAAGACTTAGAATTAGATACCGCCTGAATGTCGTCTTGACGTTCAGCTATGCAGAGTGCAGAGAATGCCTTATCTACCTTTGGTGCTCTCATGGGTGTCGCATCTACCGTGATCGGAGAGTGAAGTATAGGAGCAATAGAATTTGTTGATAACCTAGTCAATGGAGGATTGGCAAGTAGGGATGTGTATGTAGCTATGGAAAGTAAAGGTGCTAAAGAGATGATGCAATGAATAGCGGATAGGCTACCTATCGAGGATATAGTGGCACTAGCGGAACAACACCCAAGGGCTGCTAAGAACCTATGAAACGCTTTTGCTGGTGCTATGTGAGTACTGGATATTGCTACACTTGGTGTTACTAAAAACCTCATCAAACAATGAGTATCAAAAATACCTACTGGTGGGCTAAGGTGAGCTATAAATAAAGGTGCAAGTATGCTGCCTGCATCAATACCAGCCTGAGCTAAGAGTGTATGACAATGAATGGCAACAGCTACTTCATGAACAAGAAAGATTATAGCGGATATGTCGGACTCAGCTTTCTTGAAAGTTACGTGATTATCCGAAAGAGCTAAGAGAGTTTGACTCTGATCAGGTAAAGCGACTGATGTATACAACACAATGAAGCGTGGCGAGGTGTCTAGCACAGAACTGTTTGAAAGATTTATGTGATCGGTTGATAAGGCTTGAAAGGATCTGTCTGATCTATGAAAGGCATACACCCCGATAAGAGGTATAACAAAACCTGTAGATGTCTCTATGATGAAATCAAACATAGACGATATCTTTAGCAAATACAGTATCAAGATCACAAAGGAGGGGCTAGACTTTTCAAATAGTTCTGTTAAAAATCTAGCATCACAAAAGGTAATACAACAAGCTTTTGGAGATATGTATAAAAGAGGTAGTATGACACCAGACGTTGCCCTGAACCTAAGAAGTGGGTTAGATGATCTAGTGAGCTACAATATTGATATAACACCGAAAGGGCAAGCAGTCGTAAAACAGATAAGGAGATATTTTGACAAGATATTGAAAGAAAACATAGAAGGTCTGAATGATTTGGATAGCAAATTCGCATCATCAAAGAGAACATATGATGCAGTTAAAAAGGACTTCTACAATAGAGATTGAACATTGAAAGACACAGCACTCAGCAAGTTCAGAAACCTTGCGAAAGAGAACAACGGTGAAAGATTGAAACGTATCATGAAACTAAACCCTAATGCGGAACACATATCTGATGCGATACTAGCTTTTGAGGATGTAGAAGCGGCTATCTGAAATAGCGTATGAAAGTACACACAATCAATATTGGTGGCTTGATGAATATGAGGAGCTGCTTCATGATTTGATTGAGATAATTTGCTACAGGCAGGTTCTGTAGGTCTGGCTATTCTTGCGGTGACTAATCCTAGGGTTATGATGGATCTATTACAAAAGATAGCGAAGGTAAAATGAAGATTGAAAGGCACAAAGACTACCGCAAAAGTATTTAGTGAAGGGCTAGAGACAAAGGTCTTGGACGGTTCATTCAACAAAACAGATGCTGAAGCGTTACAAAAAATAGTACAGGATAACCCGAAGGTGAAAGAGTCTATGTCTCTAGTGCCAGTCTCTGAATGAGAACTTACAGTATGAAAGACATACGATCTACCTGAATGACAGAAGCAGGTCTTTGTTGGTCAAGCACCACAGGTAAGAAGAAATATACAAGAGATCACCCCCGACTTCATTAAGACTAGATATTTACAAAGAGCCACAGAGGCTATGGAGAGGTCAACAAATAGTGATGCTCTTTAATCTTTCAATATAAAAAAGAAGGAGTTGGGTGGTCGCTTGACAAGAGAGGCTGACAATACAGCTATAAGCAAGCCAGTAGACGACGATGCTTATGAAGCATTTGAGTCTGCAATGAATGAGCTAGCAAACAACAAACTATATACTAACCCAGCCATGCAAAAACAACTAAAAAAGATGACTGATGATAAAGAAACGGAGTGGATGGTAAATAACCCAGACTCTGACGAGGTAAAAGATTTCTATATAAAGATAGAAAGAGAGATAGCGGGTCTAGACACAAGATACGATGAATACTCAAAAAAGATTGAAACAATAGAGAATATAGAACAAAGGATTGGTAAAGTTTGAAGGCAAAAAGTAGGTAAAGAATATAATAGAAAACAAGAGAAAGATTGGATAATAAAAAAAGAGAGGGTTATCGAAAGTATCAGTGAGGATTTCAATCTAGATCAATTTGCCGCTAGCGATATGTATGATACTATCAATAATAATAGAAGAAGAAATAGGCATATATTACCAAAAAACTTATCTTTGAAAAGCCCTACTAGAACCACATCGAACACAAACCAGATGAGGGGAACAAATAACATTTTACAACTAATATAACCATACATGGATAATTGGGCAAAGTGATTTCTAATTTGATCTACAATAGTTATTCTGTTTGTGATCAGAGGGCTTACATATAGGATTGAAGACCTTGAATTTGATCTTGGAATGGTACAAAAGGAGCTAGTACGGAAGACGGAGATACTCCACGAGAACACTAAAGGTGTTGCTGATTTACGTGCTGATTTCATAGATATGAACCACCTGTATCACTAGAAACACAAAACAAGCACAAATCATTTGAAAAATGAATATATAACCGTATGATATAGGCAGTTTTATAGAACACGGGGGTGTGTTGTGCTGGATGCTCACAGACCCCCGTGAGTATCCAACACAATACACCCCAAAAAGTGTATTTATTTTTGGATAAAAAAATGACACGAAGTCCGACAAACGTAGTTGCTTACACAGATTTGTATATATTGGAGGATGTGAACTGAGACGAGGTGCTAGACGCATCATGAGACCAGATCTACTTCATTTGACCATCAATACCATTTAACCCTACGCGACAATAAAATGGCGATATTCCCAACAACGACACCTACGGTTTGATCAGACAATACAGACTTCCTGTTGTTCTCTGACACTTCTGATAGCGACAATCTAAAGAAAAACACCCCGTCTAATATCGTGGGTGCAGGATTGCCGTGAAACACTACAGACATGCTACCAGCAGGTGCGATTAATCTATATATGACGCCAGGAGAGAAAGTAAAACTAGCTGGAGTACAGACAGGGGCACAAGTCAACAGTGTTGACAGCGTGAACGGGCAAACAGGTACAGTCCTGCTTGATCAAGACGATATACCAGACGGTTCAACGTATGTTAGGACAGAGAATAATTTCACTGCGGTAAAGGTAGCAGAGCTAAACGCTGCGACTAACCATTTATCAGACCTAAATAACCCACATCAAACGACACCTGCTAATATAGGTATTGGTAATGTAACTAACGATGTACAATTGTCTACGACAGCGTGAAATTTTTCTTCACTTGTAGAAAAATCAGACATCCAACAGCATTTGGATGACCTTTTTGTTGTACAGGATAGCGACGACCTAAATATAATTAAGAAAGTTACAAACAAGACTGACTTAATATGGAAAGCTTCGTTATGTCAAGTTTGGGGTACGTCGATTAATTATTATAGGTTTAACTTTGTGTCGTCAACTACATATGATATTAGGTCTATAGTTGTTTTTGGGTGAAACTTGTATTTATGTACGGTAAATCATCAATCTAGCGGGTCTTTTGCTGCTGATCTAGCATTGGGTTATTGGACGCTAATAGGTACAGGGTGAATGCCAGGCGGTGTTTCTGTTACTACAGGTGCAGGAGTGCCAGTGTTAGTTGGAACAAGTGTAGGTGACTTATACATTGATAATGTGAACAACCAATTATATATCTGGGATGGTGCGACATGGAACTTGTATGTTTCCCCGCTAGTGTTCCCAGTAACTGCATGAAGTCCAGCGGTAGCTTGAACTATTGTAGGAGAGTGACGTTTTGATCCAGCCAATGGTAATATATATATATGGGATGGTGCAGTATGGGTAGCTAATACATCTTGATCTACTGGAACAATCAGTTATCTTACTACTCCTGTTTCAATAGGTAATAGGCTTGTATTCTCTATAGGTGTCAATGCAGACACTATCGACGAAAGCGTTATATCGTATACAGCGTTACCTGTCCCAACTATAGATATGTGAGGTGTTACAACTACAGGTATACAAAACTTTGATAATAACTACATATCTAATTACGACGGTAGTACAATGAATTATACACAAATCACGCAGAATTTCACAGACACACCTAATCAGATTTCTTGTGAGGTTACACCGTTATTTGCTACAAATTTCACCGCTCCAGTAGCGACGCAATGGGTGGAAATTAAAGTTGACTATGACAACACCGTTGATGCGGTAGTGTCAAAGACTATCATATCTCTATTCAATTGAAATACACAAAGTATAGTGTTTAACACGGCGACAACTAGCGGTACTGTCGAGGTTTCTTGGGCTGCAGGTGATGCGACACTAAATATAACAAGCGGTAATGCTGCGTTCTTCTCTTTTGATCTAGTAGAGGCTTGGTGTTGGTATAATGGAGTGTCGGTAAACAACTATCAGAACAAAATACACATACACAACTGAGATATCACAGAGAATATAAACACTTACGAGAGCAACGTGTGAGTGACCCAAGTATACGACAACACAAGCACATTCATCAATAACGGAACAACAGTACTAAATACTGTGAATGTCACTAGTTTGACTGTTAACTGAGTAATCGTGCCAACAGCAAGCAATCTTGTTGTGGATGAAAACGTTACCTATGTAGCTTGAGAAGCGATAACAGCTGGCGAACATCTCTATAGAGATAACACAATCACTCAACCGACTGACTCTTGAGTGATATTAAATCTTCCATGAACAGGTAGTGTAGGAAACTTTTGAACGGCTTTCGTGAACACTACAGCTAGAAAAATAATAAGCACTATTATTTATACAGAAGGATGGAGAACGGGGGGATGAACTAATGAATACACTCTAACTTGAAATCTGTATGCTGCTTCTTGAACGCCTTGAGCATGAGCTATAGCTACTTGACCATCACTTGATACGCCCGCTCCACTTTCTGTTACATTATCTAGTACTATAGGGTTTAACGCTATGACTTTCGAGCACTTATGGGATAGCCCGACACTGTCTGTTTGAAATTATGTTATACAATTCAGTGTTAACACAATTTGATTAAACTCTGATTTCAATGTGAAGGGTATATCATCAGCGTTCCCAGACACTAACTTCTTAGAGAACAATGTCGCTTCTAATTCGGAAGCTATGAAAGTTGTGATCTTGTTTGACAACTGAGACAAAGTCATATTATCTGACAGTTCATTACCACTATACTACACATACGCAGGAGTAGCGACAAATACTGCAGCCATTGGAGCAAATGTAACAACAAAAGTAAGGTGATTAGTGAGTGAAACATGAGCTACCAACAGCAGCCAGGCGTGGTACGCATCTACAACTCCTGGAGTATTGTCGACAACACCAGATACAGATCTAACTTTTGTTGGAAGATGATATAGCACTTGAATAATACAAATCAGAGGTGTTGCAGATCTAAATCTACCGACATTCGATGTAGCAAACGCGTCATTCGTTGCACCTAGTGTAACCCAATACAAGTACTTCTTTCTTACTTGATGAGCGTTTATTGACTTCTCGTATAGACAAACAGGCTGATCAGGTTGATCTACACTGAACTACGAAACTAGTATAGACTCAGTGAACTGGAAGTCTATATGAAGAGACGATATCGATATTGCTATATGAGACACAAATATCAACAAAAGCTTCACTATCACATGATCTAAATATTTCAGATTTCGTTGGTTTGGTGGATGAGCTCAGATAGCTATAGAAAACATCGAAGTACTAGCATTCTAACCCTTTATTGTATCAATATAAAACATGCAACCAGTTATAGACATCCTCAACCTATCGAGAGAGGAAATAGTACGAACAGACACAATAACATTTGCAGGAGACACAATCGTAGGTAAGATAGCGGCGGGGATCACCCCTGTCTCTGGTAGAGTGGCAGACAAGTCACGATATATCTATAGAGTCAACGCAAACGGGGAAATGCTCAAACCAATAAACCCAACTACATCGCTATACTTTGATGCGTTAGGTCAACAGTGGTCACAAAGGGCGGCTTACGCCTACGCGTAATGATTTATTTATAATAACAATATAATAATGGTACGTATAGATATTTGACAACTAGTAGACCCTGATTTGTTTACAGATGCACCGCTAGCAGGTGTTCCTGTAGCGGGTGGGCAGAATACAACAGAGTGAGCACAGGGCGACTGATCTATTGCTACACCTATCCAGCTCGATATTAATTGACTGGTAGAAGAGACTGTTGTGGATACTGCTGCAGATTTTGGGGTTATATACGACGCTTCAGCGGGGCTACATAGAAAAGTTCTTTTGGACAATATGTCTCCAGTTGCATCTAACATAGCAATGTCACCTACAGCGGCTATAGTCAACAAGGGGTGAGACGATTTGACGGGCGTGGTCGGTACAGTATCAAAGCCCTTTTTAACAATACAAGGAGCTATTGATGCGGGTGCAAATTTATTGCATATATATGATGGAACATATGTGGAAGACATTACGCCAACGGGTTTCCAGATCAGTCTAACTCTATATAATGCTACTATAGCGGGAAACATTATAACATCAATTTTTAAGATCATCACAATACAGGGAATTTGAGATTGTTATATACAGTGAGATATATGAACTTCATGAAATGTGATACTAAACATGAGTTGATTAGCTTCTCACATTTGATCTATTTTTTCTATTTTCGATGCAGATATCAGGAATATTTGATATATATATAGTTACTCATGACTACCGTACGCATCGACACTCAGCGGGTGAGGTAAGGTTTCAATGTCTAATATCTATAATATAGATATTAGTAATGTTCTGATAGCTTGTTGACCAGCTGCTTGATGATTGCAGGACGTTAGGATTAGGGATATCGGATATATTAGTTGTACATCTCTTGTTACAGGCATAGACGAAATATGAACCACTGTTCATGTTCACGATGTGCCAGTATGTATTACGTCTGAAGAGACATTTACGTGTGCACCACTAAATAGTTGAGCATTAATCAAGATATGAGACTGTACAATTATCACTGGAGCAGCACTGATATATTGAACGTGAACAAATACTATTAATGTAGAGTCATACAATAATACATTGAGGAGAGCCACCACCTGAGATCTGATAGAGTGGACTTGAGCAGCAGGCTCAAGAGTAAGTATTAAGAGTCAATCAAGGATCAGCAAAGATTGGAGCACTACTTGACGTAGTTCCGCTATATTTGTGGACGATATACTGAACGTAAACGTTTAATTTATTATATAATCTTTCAAAATGAATATATCAATTTGTTCACATTGTGGACTAGATAGAACAGTAGAAGTATCATCATTCAGCAACGATTTTTTGGGCGGTATGGTAGAAATTGTTTGTAAGATAAACTATCTCAATGTTGGAGAAATAGCTAAAACCCAAATAGTCAGATTACAGTACAAGAGAGGAATGTTTATCGATCCTACAACTATGATCCAAAGCCCAAGACAAAATGTATGAGCAACTCTTTTTGACTCATATGATGTTGCTAATGCCGAATTGTCTGAAGCAACTGTCTCAAATATCAAGGCATTCATCACAACACTAGACACAAACAACTGTATTTAATTTTTGAGAATAGCAAGCATGTGAAAAACGTATAAACAATCTGCAGAGATAAACACGCAGATCAGACAAGTTGTAGGTGCTGTAACTATCACTAACGACGATTACATACTAGAAGTTACTGGAGCAGCAACTATCACTCTTCCAGCCATATCTTCCACTATGTCTTGAAATATCTGAGTGGAACTAAAAATCATCAATGAGGGGGCTTTCGCTATTACTATAGCACCTGTAGGCTCTGATCTTATCAATGGGCAAGCGTCTTACACATTTTCTGTAGAGGGTACATTAGTATTGACCGCTTTACGTTTGTTGGATTGGGACGCTAGTTTTATAGGGGCTGTTTCAACTACGACAACTACGGAGGTATCAAGTGCTACAATAATTACTAGAGCATTAGCTACCGACGCTCTAGCAACAACAATGACTATCACTCCAGTTTCTTGAACATATCTTGTGATCTCTTCTTGATCTATGTCTAACTCTTTGAATGGTTGACGTACTTTAGTTAGTATATATTCAGGTGGTGTGAGGGTGGCAAACAGTGAGAGACAATCAAATAACACAGCAAACCAATTAGCTAACCATATCAGTTGATTTACGACACAGGCAAGAGTGACGGTTAATGGCTCACAAGCTATAGAGCTACAATGGAAAACTAACGGTACTTGAATATCTAGTTTGTATGCTAGAACTTTATCCGTAACTAAAGTAGCATAATGATCTACGAAAGGGCATATTTACTGCAGGCAAACCCTACAGAATTACGACCGTTGATTATCTCTGGAGTAGGGCAAACGCCACTGAATGTTGAACGAAATAAGACTTCACAACTGATTATTGTTGAGTTTACACTCGCTCTGACCTGACCTGAATTAATATTATTGTACGCTGTTATTGATGCTTATCTAATATCTACTCGTACGTATACTACAGCGACGCAGCTTGATGCAAGTGTGACGGATGAATGAAACGTGCTAGCGGTAGCTACAGATATAGCGACATATACTATACCTGCATGAATACTATTTGACGAAGGAAACAATATAGAGCTATACATAGTGTGAACATTTGCTGCAAATGCAAACTCAAAAAGAGTACAGGTATACCTTTGAACATCCTTAATTTATGATACACTAGCACAGGGGCAAAACGATTGAAGTTTTAGGCTGATTGCTAAGGTGTTCAAGGACTGAACATCACAGAAAATAGGGGTGGATGTATGATATTCTGATGAAGTCACCCTATTCCCTGATGAGTATAGGTTCGAGGCGACAGCGGTGGATATGTCAATAAGTCAGATTATAAAGGTAGTCGCTACTTGAGTCGATACAAACGATATCGTCAAGAAGTTCCATAAGGTTTTCTACAACCTATAGTTTATTTTTCTTATATAGATATGACAAGAAGAGCAATACTTGAAATGCAAAACAGTATACTGAACCTACCCGAAAGTAACGAACCACTCAGAAAAGGGGATTGAAACACTGTTCGTAAATTACGCACAGATCAAGGTATAGCTATGTTTACAAGTTCAAAGAATGTGAATATTGTGTTTGCTACTCCTTTCACTACACCGCCTAGAATAACAACAAATTTCATGGACGATGCAAATAGTCCAGACCGAAAATCTGTTGTAACCTCGTCTTGATTCACTATGAAAATGAAAACAAGTTGGACGGGGAATATAGAGCGAACAGCTACAGCAAGACCATAACTTTATTTACTCATTATTCCAAAATGGTACAATTATCTTGGGCTATAAATACAGACGTAACTGGCACAGACTACGATTGAGCTGCAATTACACAAATGCAAATAGCACCAGTGTTTGACGGAGTGCTAGACGGTTTCCAATCCTCATACGACCCTGCATATAATCAAGAGACAGCTAAGACAGAGATTAAAGCTAAGATGACTGAAATATGAGTCATACGAGATACGGAAATTTAATTTAATTTATCAACATAGTAAGCATGGAGGACAGTGCTATATCCGCTCTAGATAGCCTGATAGGATCAGGTACAATGTGAACTGTCTTGGCACTATCTTTGATCTGATTGATCTATGTAGTCAAGGTGTTGCTTGCAACGAAAGACGGTGTTATCCAGGATCGGAAGACAATTAACACCGAAACTGAGAGAACTAAAGAGATCTTGAGAATGGAGAAGAACGAGGACAAACTCAAACAGTTTGACTTCATCCATAAGGTCACCGACAGTCTCCAAAAGATTGCGGATATGATCGAAAAGAACGAGAATGAAGAAAAGAGATACAGAGAGAAGGTCTCGGTAGAGCTAGATAATATCAAAACCAATTTTATTTCCTTGCCTTGTAAGTTATGAAAGAAATGATAGAACCCTCTAGTATTTTGGTACTCATCATGTGCCTATTGATTGTTGTTTTGTTTCTTGTTATATTCTCGCATAGGAAGACAGATAAGAAGGTGGACGACATATATGGCTCTATACACAATGATCAAGGAGAAAGTATTGTCAAAAAGACCTACGAACTGGCTGACAAAATATTTGAAAAAATAGAAAACTTTCATTCAAAAAAATAATAATATGATATACAAAATCATGATAGCACTCATCTTATTCTGCTTATGATTGAGTGCTTTGTTGTATTGACAAATAAGTCAAGATCATTGCAAATCTGACGGTTACTTGGTGTGACAGTTTGTAGTTGGAGAAACAAGTAAATATTGCTACATTAGGTGACAAGAACCTAAACACTTGCAAGTCTATGCCAACTTTGATACAATAGAATGATGTGAGGAGTTTTTGCATCTATATAGATAGAAAGAATTAATTCTTTTATAGCGTTATTTGTATAGACATGGCAAAGGGCGACTTCTACAGACCGTTCATAAATAAAGAGGACGGTAACTCAACGAAAGAAATACAAAACTGTCATCACATCTTGCCTACATCACGTCAATGAAGCAACTACTACAACAACAAGATCATGTTGTATCAGTCTGTCCATGACGCTTTACATAGAATGTATGGCAATGCTACGCCTAGAGAGCAATTATTACAATTGCTGTTTATTAATTCAAAAGCGTTGTCTGCAGAATTTAAGAGCGACATTCTCAAGGTTCTTGAAGAAACGGACGATGAATACTATTACGAAAATTGAGTTTTAAAACCTAGAAAATAACATGACAAGAAAAATCAGTAAAATAGTGATCCATCATTCAGTGAGTCCGAGAGATCAGACACTGGCAAAATCTATAGCTTCTTTTGATGAGAACCATAAGAGGTTACACAAGACCAAAAATTCACTTAATTACTATATAGCCTACCACTTCGTCGTAGCGGGTGATTGATCATTCCTACAAACAAGACCCATTAGTGAAGTAGGATTTCATGGAAGTGATGCAGCAATAAACAAAGAAAGTATTGGGATATGCCTGACATGAAACTTTGACATCGAAACACCGACAGAAGAACAGTACGAAACCCTGAGAATGATCATAAAGAACTTTCCCGACGCTAAGTTACACACGCATAACGAGTTTGCAAAAAAGTCTTGCCCGTGAAAAAATTTCAATTTATCCTTAATAGAAAAAAGCATTATGTTATTCTACGAGAAACTCCGAACAGACAACTACAAAAAAACAAATGAAGAGAAGAGAATTTTCAAAGACCCGCAAGCTTTCATAGAAAGAATGAAAAACCTGAATAACGATGAAAGATTGTCAGAAAGCACTTTTCTTCTAGCAATTCTAGTCGAAAAACTGGGCAAGACTAATGTATAGTTAGCTACGATATGTAGGTGCGTTTAGATTTTTTTTAGCTACGGTGTGACCTATGAACTACTCTGATTTGACTACTTTGATAGCGTTTATTGTGACATTATGCATAGTTATCGTCGTATCACTGCAATAAAAAACACACACTTGATAGTGTGTATTTTTTTCTATAAGGATTTAAAGTGGGTGTTTAATAAGTAGTTATTTACAAATATGCAAGTAACAAATAAAAATATATAATAAGACTATAGTCGAGGACTAGCGTATATCTATTGGTTTGATAAGTAGTGGATCTGTCTTTTGTAAGTAGCACTCACAAATTAGAACTTTGCACAATGTGGACTTGCTTTTGCTAGCATTCCGACTGGGGTACAAAATGTACCCCCGTTGATTCATAGTCATCTACCCCTTATTCTTGTGGTTCTCCTTATGAAATATGTCGAGTATTTCCTTGCTACCGCTTTCATCAACCGTGAACTGTACACGTAGCGTATCGGATAGCCTCTTTTGGAAGGTCTCACCATCTGACAAAATCTTTGTGTTACGTCAGAGTAGATCCTGCTGATTGAAGTTATCTACAGCATCTTGTGCGTCTCTTATTTCTTTGTTTGTAGGTTCTTTCATTTGTACAATTAATTATAAATATGTCGATGTTCTCTATCGACGCTTGTTTCACTCTTAGCGTGCCTTTTGATGTATAATCACACACAGCTGTCTATTATAAGTTGAAACTCTACAGCCTGTTTTTCAAAACAGCTGACCTCCTTTTTTCGGAGTATCAGTTGTAGATCTCAGCGGTCTTCATGCATCATCTCGTTTTTGGTGATATACCAACAACTCAAATCGTATAGGAGAGTTCATCTGTTGCGGAACGCTTGCACTGTCGTTAGTGCTAGTTTCTCTTCTCTCGTTAGTGAGTCGAGTTTTTTTTGGTCTTGTGTATTATGCATCCTGTCGATTATCATCTAAAACATTTTTTTTCTCCACCCTGATCATTCTTTCAAAAGAGAGCATAGAATTCTTCTCGCATCTCAGTGGTCTTGTCATCTATCAATGACCTCATGTCCTCCTTGTATTTCTTAGGTATTTTTCATTTTATTTTTCGGTGAGCAATAGCCCTTTCCGATACGTGCAGCCTTCTTGCTATGTCAGCTGCCGTTCCTATTCTTTTTAAGTTCATGTTATTTTACCTCTGATAAAAGTTCGTTATTTAATAGTTTCCCAATATATCTGTCAATTATTCTCATTATATTTTTTAATAGTTTTATTTCCACGATGGTCTACGAAAGATATCTCATTATTGTTGTCGTCATATTCGCATTTTCGGTATTCTAAATTAGAGTCTTTCCAGCTTGTTCGATTCCCCTTGTCGTCATAAGTTAGTTTTTGAATATACCTCTCAGAGTCTTCACGGTATATTAATTTATCGTTTTGATCATAGACCGATAGAGACCAATAACCTATATCATTTTCTTCATATATTTTATTTCCTCTCTCATCAAATCAAACAATATGATCTTCATTATATTTTATCTCATGTATATCTTTTTCCTCCATTCAAAGAAACAAGGGCACAAATTTATCTGTTATCACTAATACATCGTCTTGATTTAGTTTCATTCCATTTTACATCAGATAAAAGCACATCCATTCTGTCTGCCATTATTTTATTAAGCTCAGACGCTCCCGTGGTGTCAATCATCTAATTTTATCGACTCAAATCGTATATTTGAGTTGGATCAATTCTTTTGCGAAAGCTTCAGAAACTACAACGTCATGATCTGTGTTGATCCCGTCATAAGATATCGTCCAACTGTCTTCTTCACCAAACCATTCTGTAACATGCAGTTTTCTTAGTATATCTACTGTTTTCATTTTCAACTAAATCTCAAATCTAAAATAATTTCCCTTAAAAGTATTTCCATTGTTCTAATGCTAAGATCAACCTCAAGATCAAGATCAAGATCAAGATCAAGATCACTCTCAATCTCAATCTCAAGATCAACCTCAATATCAACCTCAATATCAACCTCAACATCAATATCAACCTCAATATCACCATCAATATCAACCTCAAAATCAAGATCAATCTCAGTCTCAATATCAATATTGAGATCAACCTCAATATCAATCTCAATCTCAATCTCACTCTCAAGATCAAGATCAAGATCAATCTCCAGTTCGTTCTTGCGTGTCTGGATAGAATGTTCTTTCGATTTTACTCATTAATGATTTTACGTATAAAATTATTTCAATCTCAAGATCAACCTCAATCTCAAGATCAATCTCAAGATCACCACCAATCTCAAGATCAACACCAATCTCAAGATCAACCTCAAGATCAAGATCAAGATCACTGTCCGGTTCGTTCTTGAGTGTCGTGATGTGTTGTTCTTTTTATCTTACTCAT